TATCTTTATGACTAGAGAAGAACTATACGAAAAGTATAAGCATCTATTTGTAGATCACTTCTGGGGATTTGAAGTACCAGCTACTTGGGTGTGGATTATGGAGGAGTACTTAAAGAAAACACAATGGGATGTAGATAAGAATAGATTAGAGATAAAGATACTTCAGATAAAAGAAAAGTTTGGTGGACTGCGTATCTATACTCAAGCGATGAATGATAGGCATTATCTTGATGAAGCTAATATAGCTTATTGTGAGGCATTAGCGGATCATACCTGTGCTAAGTGTGGTATTATGCATAAAGATACTAAGGCTACTAATGGTTGGATTACTTATCTATGTCCAAGTTGCATGGAGGAGCATCTTAATGTTAAATAAACAAATCTATATCCTGCAAGGAACTACTGGTGAATATTCTGATAGACAGGATTGGTTGGTACGTGCTTATGCTGACGAGGCGGATGCTATTAAAGCACAGCAAGATCTTACAGATGCTTTTGCAAGATTATGGAAGTATATGCAAGATAATAATTTAAACTACTATGAATTAGATTATATTGAGTATCTTACTGAAGTCAAGGATATAGATCCATTTTGTTCTATTGATTATACAGGAACTTCTTGGTGGGTTAAGCCTATATTCTTTCAGGAGTAATTTATGGTAGGTGTGTTAGGCTTTGACCTAGAAACTACTAAGTTCCCTCAGGCCTTTCCTTGGAATGAGGGCCATAGGATTGTATCTCTTCATTTAGCTACCTCTGATAAGGTTATTAAGTCTTATGTGATTGACCATGACGATATGACTGACTTCGTTCCACGTTCCCGCTTGATTAAAGAAATCCAGCAAATGTTCGATAAGTATAAGATTATAGTAGCGCATAATTTGAAGTTCGATCTTTGCCAGCTACGCTCCTTAGGGATAGATGTATCAAAGCATATCTTATATTGCACACAGGTTGCCGAGTATCTACTAAACTACCAAGATAAAACAATCCCCCTCTCTTTAGAAGAAACATCTAAGCGGTACGGAATCACTCCTAAGATTGATAGGGTAAAAACCTATTGGGATGCGGGAGTTGATACCCCATCTATTCCTTTAGATATTCTAATACCTTATGGGGAGCAGGACGTTATTAACTGCTTAGATATATTCTACAAGCAACAGCCAAAGATACGTGAGTTAGGAATGAAGCAACTCTTTCAGGTTAATATGGAGACTGTGCGAGTTCTACAAGAGATGGAATGGAATGGCATGTTAGTGGATAAGCCTTTGATGCAACAGTATTCAGAGGAGTACGGAGAAAAGATACAAGCATTGTCTTGTGAGTTTAAGCTTATGCTTGAATCAAAGATACCAGAACTAGAGGGCATTCCTTACAACTTAAATAGTGGAGATCATCTATCCGTTATACTGTATGGGGGTGAACTCAAGTACGATGGAAAGGAGCAAACAGAACGGGTGCTAAAGGATGGTACAATTAAATATGGAGAAAGGTGTGCGAAGGTTGGTGTTAAGACTCTTGGCCTTAAGTTTAAGCCTCTACCAAAGACTCAAACAGCAAAGGCCGGTTTCTACCAGACAGATGTACAGACACTTGTCCAGCTCAAATGCACTAACAAATTACAAGAGAAAGCTTTGGAATATATCAGGGAACTTTCTCGACTGGAAAAGCTAAGGGGTACATACTTTGATGGTATGCAGAAGTTTATAGCTAACGATGAGTTAATTCACCATAATCTTAATCAAACCGTTACAGTAACTGGTCGCCTAAGTTGCACGCAACCAAACCTGCAGACGATACCTAGAGGTGCAACAGGACCTATGAAGCAGATCTTTATTAGTAGATATGTACAAGAATCGGGGGAAACGTGAACAAGTTAATTTTCTTATTGACACTGGCATTTATATGTGGTATAATGCCTACTATAAAAGTTGAGACGGCTGAGTTGACACCTAAGTTAAAGATTCAAGAGTTTATAGAATGTAATAGTTCTTTGACAACTGAACAGGCTAAGGTCTTAGCTGATAGATTTATCGTTCGGGGTTATGAACGGGCTAAGTGGCTAGCCGCAACTGCTAAAGTAGAAAGTGACTTCACCTCAAGTGCTGTTGGTAGCTCTGGTGAAGTTTCTATGTTTCAAATATTAGATTGGCCTAAAGGTAAAGATCATCTAAATATAGACGATGCTATTGATGAGGCTTTAAAGGTACGTAATGAGAAACAATCCATCTGGGAAGATCCTAAGAAGGCACTTGCTGCCTACAATGGTAATCCCAAACTTAAACAAACTAAACTATACGCTAACAGAGTTAGTGAGATTATGAGGTATCTGTGACAAAGACAGCTATTCCCTTTATTAACATTCAAGTATCTAATCAAGACAGCTTTGTAGAGATTGAAGAGAAGTCTCCTATTGATGAATCCATACATACTTATATAGACGTATTTGTTCGCTCGTTGGTTGGGCTAACCTTTATGGAACAAACAATTGCTAGTGGATTTAAACGCTGGCTGGATGACTACAATCCCTCTAGTGAGGCTTTAGCAAATGAGCCTACTGAGGATGAGGATAACCCACAACAGATTAAGATTTACAGCTCTTGTGACAACACGGATTTTATCGTAGCAACAGTAATAAGTATAAAACCTACACTTGATAAAGATTGGCATAGGTTATCTTTTGGGGACCCTTATGGTAATAAATACACATGGACGGTAAGTTCTGCTCAAATTAGTGGTGAGGCGTTTAGTATTGAGGGTAACTATCGACGTATTGAGGTAATCTAAGTGTGTTGATTGATGTAGATCTAAGTGCTTTGGAGTATAGGTGTGCTGCGGAGTTGTGTAGAGATCCCCTAATGATTGAAGAGATTGTGCAGGGATTAGATATACACTCAGCAAATGCTATAAATCTATTTGGCGATGTTAAATTCAGACAAGAGGCGAAAGTCCTGACCTTCAGAATGATTTATGGAGGGTCTGCCTATGCCTTCCATATAGATCCTAATATGCCGAAGTTAGGTAAAGAACGCTGGGAAGATATTGTAGAATCATTTTACTCCAAGTATAAAGGACTACGCTTGTGGCAAGAGGCTAACTACAAGTTTGTTCAACAAAGTGGTTGGTATAGATCATTTACAGGTAGGCGTTATCACTTTAGTAAAGCACGTAAGTTTGATGGTTCTTCTGAATATTCATGGCCGTCTGTCTGTAATTATATTGTGCAAGGGACTGCTACAGGAGATATAGTTCCCCTTGTTCTAGTAAATACTATGCCAAAGCTAAAAGCAATATCTCCTGATGTAAAGTTAATCAACCAAGTACATGATTCTATTGTATTAGATGCACCTGAGAAATATGTACCAGATATTTGTGAGACAATCCTCCAAGCCTTTGATGATATTCCCAAGCTAGTTAAGAAGCATTATAATTATGATTGGGTTGTACCTATGGCTGGTGAGGCTACCTATGGCAACGACTGGTCTAGTAAGACCAAATATGAAAGGAATCCCTTCTAAATGGCAAAAGCAACTGTACGCAAGATTGAATTTAACGCAAAGAAAGTAACTAAGGCTGGTGTATCCTACGATGGCGCTTACCTCTCTGCTCAAACAGAGAATGGTGCATTTAAGAAAGAGTTCATCTTTGAGAAATCTGATATGACTGCTGTACTCCGTGGGTTATCTGCAGGAGATGTTGTTGATCTTGTGTATGAAAAGAAAGGTGACTTCTTTAACCTGAAAGATATTAAACCAACTGGCGAGACTTCAGGTGCATCTGCTACTACAGTATCTAGTAGTTCTTCATCAGCACCCGCTGCTAAGTCAAGTACCGGGTGGCAAGCATCCTATGGTCAGACTGAAGATTATATCAAGCACAAAGATCTTATGATCATTCGTCAGTCAACTATGAAAGCTGCGGTTGATCTTGTAACTGCTATGATGCAAAAGGATATGTTCAAGAAGACAGCTACTCCTGATTTCTTCTGCGAAGAGGTTGGTCGTATTGCTTCTAAGCTTGAGGCACAAGTAACAGGTGAATCTGCTTCTACGGCTTTGTGTGCTTCTGTAGCTACCTTAGAGAGTGGAGATGTTGAGTTTGATGATTCTCCATTTCCGGCGTAAGGAGTAACTAATGGCTTGTGCTAATAAAGAGTGTCATTTGTGGGATCAATGTCAAGCAACTAATTGTATAGCTGAAGATGACTACGATGCGCTTGTCTACGATTCCTGTGACTTTAAAGATGGGTATCCTTAGAGGTTCCCGTAGGGTGGGTATACGCCGTTAAGTATCTAGAACACCACCTGATCGGGCTTTGCGCTAGCAATGAGGGATCTCTGGGACTACTCAGAGATAGCGACCTGATCTAGCAGCGTCCTGAGCAATGACGAAAAACTGCTCATAAAATAAAGGAGGTCTTAATGATCTTTACTAACCGTTACAATCTTCCAAAGGCTGTAGCGGATGTTCTCTCCAAAGATGGATATAAAGCCGGTAATTCTGACTACTCTGCAACATCTCTTCTTAAATCCCCTCGACAACTTCAACTAGCTAAACGTAATCACGAAAACATATCCGAAGATGTATCTGATAGGGTATGGTCACTTCTTGGACAAGCTGCTCACCACGTTCTTGAACAACATGCTGAAGATGAGGCTCTTGTAGAGGAACGTCTTTATGTAGATGTACTTGGGCGTAAGTTATCAGGTCAGGTTGATAATTACCACGCAGGAATTATTACAGATTATAAAGTAACGTCTGTTTGGACGTTGATCCGAGGGTCTAAAGTTAAGGATTGGGAAGCTCAACTCAACGTATACTCCTATCTATTCCAGAAAAATGGGTATGAAGTTAAGCAGTTACAGATTGTAACAATCCTTCGGGATTGGTCTGAGATGGAGAAGTTACGTACTCCGGGATATCCCGAGTCACCAATAACCGTTATACCTATTACCCTTTGGGGCATGGCTGAAGCTGAAGCATTTGTATATGAGCGTATGGTACATCATGTAAATGCCGAGAAGCTCCCATCAGTAGGTTTACCAGACTGTACGCCTATTGAACGCTGGCAGACATCTGATGTATACGCTGTTATGAAAGAAGGTCGTAAGTCTGCTGTTAAGTTATATGATACAGAGGATGCTGCTATTGAACACGTACTGGATTCAAAGGATAAGTTGTCTATAGTTAAGAGGCCAGGAACATCACGTATGTGTGAACGCTACTGTCCATGTAGGGACTTCTGTAGTCAATGGGAAGGGTTAAAACCGGATGATAATTAAAGGGTTCATTAATATTCAAAATGTTACAAATACCTCTGGTAAAACTCAAGTATACACTGGAGGTGACATTCACGCTACTGAAGAAGCTGCTAAATTAATAGCCAACAAGAATACAATTGGACAGATTTATATTGCCTTTGAGTATGAACCGGAGGCCAAGCGTACAAGAGATATGAGGGCTTACTATGGCGAGAAAGAGTTGGAGGAGGGCAGGTTTTCGGAGCGGATTGGAGTTAAGGCTAAAAGAAAATATACAAGAAAAGTTAAAGAAGAAAGCACTAGCTAAGATTAGATTGGGGTATGAGGACACAAAGCTTCCCTACGTAACAGAGCATCTGTACACACCCGACTTTACATTAGAAGGTAAGAAGTTAATTTACATTGAAGCTAAGGGAAACTTTGACTCAACAGATCGGGCCAAAATGATAGCTGTTGCTCTAGCCCACCCTGACGTTGATATTCGATTTGTGTTTCAGCGAGACAATCCTATACGAAAGGGATCAAAAACTACGTACTCGATGTGGGCAGAGAAGCTAGGGTTTAAATGGTGTGTTGGAGAGGAGATACCGGATGAATGGTTACAAGAGATTAAATAATGACTAAGTTACGACACTTTATTCTTCCAGATTGTCAAGTAAAAGAAGGTGTTCCTCTTGATCACCTAACATGGGCAGGTAAGTACGCTGCAGAAAAGAAGCCAACATCTATTGTGTGTCTTGGTGACTTTGCTGATATGGAAAGTCTATCTGAGTATGATAGGGGTAAGAAGTCTTTTGAAGGTAGGCGTTACACAAAGGATGTAGAGGTAGCTAAAGATGCTATGTCTATGTTTATGAAACCTATCCTTGATGAGCAGGCTAGGCTGAAGCGTAACAAAGAGAAGCTGTGGAAACCTAAGATGATACTTACTCTAGGCAACCATGAGAACAGAATCAATAGGGCTATAGACAATGACTCAAAACTTGAAGGACTTATATCTGTTAAAGACCTTGGTTATGAATCCTATGGATGGGACATTTATAACTACCTCAAAGTTATTGTCCATAATGACATCGCCTACTCCCACTACTTCACCTCTGGAGTCATGGGTAGACCCGTTACCTCCGCAAGGATGCTACTCACCAAGCACCACATGAGTTGTGTAGCAGGACATCAACAAGGGCGAGATATTGCCTATTCAAAACGAGCAGATGGTACACCAATTACGGGTTTAATTTCAGGCAGCTTTTATCAGCACAACGAAGATTACCTTACCCCACAAACTAATGAACATTGGCGAGGGGTTTGGTTACTGAATGATATTCAAGCAGGGGGTTCATTTGATGAGCTTCCTATATCAATTGGGTATCTAAAGGAGCGTTATGGTTCTTAACACGACTAAGTATATATATATAGTTAATACCTTAGCTAAACATGGTTGGGGTTATTATAAAAGGGATAACTCTACAGTTATTTGGTGGGTTGATCCACTAATGCCTGCTGTAGATATGCGAACAAAGGATGCGTACATAGCGTTTAGAGAACGCTGCGAATGGGATGGGCACAACTAATGGCTTGTATATCGAGTGATTTTCATGGAAATACCACTAAGTTACATAGATTCCTTGAGTACAAACCAGAAGCTCTACATATATTTGCTGGTGATGGTGTTGACTCTTGGAATGAACCTAAAGAGAATCAACTAGAAGTACTAAAGACTCTCGTTGAATCCGATTGTATTCTTATTTACGGCAACCACGAGTTATCTTATCATCCAATTCACAATATGATGTGTTCTGGTAGGCATAAGTTTGGGGATGAATACTTCTCCCAACATCTAGATGATAATCGTTGGTTAGCTGCTTATGCTGTTGATGATTATTTGATCACTCACGCAGGTTTAGCGGAATGTTATACTACTAAGGCTAGATCAGCCAAGACAGCGGCTAAAGCTATTAACAATATTTTTAAAGAATCGCCACGAAAGTTGTATGATGTTGGACTGGCAAGGGGTGGTAGTAGTGTTGCTGGTAATGTATTCTGGTATGATTATCGTTATGATTATATAACTCTATCTAAGAAATATAACCAAGTGTTTGGACACTCTGCCGGACGAGAGCCTTGGGAGGATAGGACTGATACTTACCACCATGTCTGTGTAAACTCTGATGATAGGCTTGATAAGGTATTTATCTTTGATACATCTACTAAGGAGGTGATTATACTGTGATGGGTCTTTGTAGAAGTTGTGGTAGTCCCATAGGCTTATTGAGAGATTTCTGTTCAGATAAATGTAAAGCTGATTTTCAACTTAAAGAATTAATAGCCACGCAGAGGGTGCGTATTATAGAGAGGGCACATAATTCTGCTTTACAAGAAAAGGTAAATAAAAGCGCCTTAGATGTGCAGGCTGGAGGCAATCATTATAAGAAGTGTAAGATTCAACCTATTGAGTATATCCAAGCTAACAATCTAGATTACATTCAGGGAAACATTATTAAGTACGCCACTAGGTATAAAGATAAAGGTGGTAAAGAGGATCTGGAAAAGATCAAACATTACTGTGATCTTGCTATAGAAGCTATGGAGAAATCTGATGCCAAAGATGCTGGACAACTGGACTAGGGAGGGTTGGATACCTGTGGATGAAAAAGTTATCATTGGTTTTAAGCGGATTCATAGCGGTGCTACTATACCTACCAAGGCTACTGTGGGTTCTGCTGGTTATGATTGTTATCTTCCTGAAACTCTGCCTCCTATTGCTGCTGGAGAAATTAGGATTGTTAAACTAGGCTTTGCTTTAGAGATACCCGATGGTTGCTGTGTACGTATTGTTCCTCGCTCTGGACTAGCTTCTAAAGGATTGCTTATTACCAACTCCCCCGCCTTAATTGATTCAGATTATACAGGAGAGGTCGGGGTAATCCTTTGGTCTGTTGGTGGTATCTTTCCTCTAGATAAAGACATGCGTATCTGTCAGCTAACTGTCGAAAAGGTTCCTAACGTAGGCTTTGAAGTTGTTGATGAACTCTCTGAATCGGAACGTGGTTCAGGCGGATTTGGTTCAAGTGGCATCTAAGCAGATAAATTATGAGGGGATGCTTATAATAGTTGAGCACATGTTCTCT